GGATCGCACCAATTGACAGCGCCGTAACCGCCACATTCGAAGGCGGTGCAAACTCAAAATCAATCGCCGGTATCTCTTGCCCGATGCCTTCCGCAATTGTGCTAATGCTCGACAGTGCACCTAGTATCGGGTCATCTGGCGTGTAGGTATCGCCAGCGAACACGGTAACGCCGCCATCCGACATCAACACATCGCCACCGGGCAATTCAATCTTGAGCAGTCCGGTTAGGCCGTTGCTCACTTCTTTTCCTTAATCGTGAACTCGATAGGAATAACGCGGTCAACTGCGATACTCCATGACCACACTTCACCTTCGACTAGCCCCTGCACCATCGGCTTGGCCAGATGCACCACCGTGTTATCAGGAAAGCTATCTCGCACTAATTCGTTTAGAACTATGGTTAGCGTGCCGGTATCCGAAGCGCGCCCGCCCGTCCTGACATTGTGCAGATAATGCTGCCCGTCCTTTTCAAGTGACAGCCAATAGCCTTCTTTGCAGGTGTAGCCCGGTGTCAGGCCGTCAAGCACAAGCGTGCGCCCAGAGGCTACCGCGCCATTCAAGCGCGACAAACCGGGCGAGCCTTGGCTATGCAGCAAGGGGAACTCAATCATAAGCCCGCCTTGCTTGCCTTCAATCAATCTGGAAACCAGAACGCGCGCGTCATCAGGATTATACGGCCCATACGTCAATGACACACGATAACGCGAACCTTTGCGCGGGATATAGTCATCAGACTGCACACCAGATTGTGTAAATCCGGCATCAACAAGCGAAGCCTGCATTGACCCCGGCACGGCAAATGTTGGCAATTCAATCATCGGCGCACCGTCCTGCGCGCAGAACGCGCTCCCATAGACTGAGCCTGCATGGCACCGGCATTCGCCACCATGGGCGCGGCGCGCATAACACGGCCATCAACTACTACATCAAAGTAAGGCGAGGGCACAATCTGTGCAATCCCGCCGCCGCCCATGCCGTTTAGCTTGTGGTTAGGGATAACCTGCGAACGACGGGGAAGGTTTACCAATTCCGGCCCGCGCTCCCCTACTACAGAAAGCCCGCCCCCAAAATTGCGCGTTCCGTTTGCATTGCCCGGAACTCGGTTAAGCCGCCCCTGCAATCCCGAACCGAACACCCCCGCGCTTCCCAGCGTGGTGAATACATCCAAAACACCACCAAGGATGCCAAGGAAGTCACCCGAGCGAATGCTATTCGTGAGGCCCTGAAGGCTAGACGTAATGCTACGGGTCATGTCGGCAAACGACTGCGCGATCCTGACCGTCTGCCCGCGGGCCTTGTCAGCACCGCTTTCCAACTCACGCGTCAATTCATCAAACTGCTTGCCGAAATCGACTAGCGGCCCTTCATCCAAAAGCTTCCTTGAGACGCGCGCCTTGCCTAGACCTGACGTGCGATTATCGAACGCCTCGCGCTCAAGCCTCGAAATAGCCAATTCCTTTTCCGCGTCCGAAAGTCGCGAATTTTGAATAAGCGCCATATCCTCGGCGAACTTGCGGGTTTGCGCCTGATAAGGGAATAAGCGGTCGTAAAGCGATTGAAGGGCGTTGGCCGCTGTGCCAGCTTCTTTAGCAAGCCCCTTCATGGCATCGGAGACAATCCCTTCCCCGTCCCTAATGCCGATTGCCAAGCCCACGGCAACATTATGACCGATTGCCATAAAAAGCCGCGAGGGCGACTTGATTCCGAGAAACGCCTTAGCCGTATCCACGCCAGACTTTATTACAGAGAGCAAAGCATCCCGCACAGCACCCGGTGCGGCCCTAATCCCGTCAACAATACCCCGAATAATATCCTTACCCATCTGGATTAGGCCGGGAAAAAGCGCCTCAATAGCGCCCGCAATGGCACTAACGACACTAGACGCAACACCGCGCAGCGCCTCCCACGCGCCAGCAAAATCGCCTTTCAGAAACCGTGAAACGGCAGTAAAAACACCAAGAATAGAATTGAACGCGCCGCCCACCACAGAGATAGCAGCGTTTAGAACCCTAATCAGGCCCTCGCCAAGAACCGAAACATAGCCCGCCTGAAAATCCATTAGCGCGCTAATCGCCGTGCGCAGCATTTCGCCAAGCGGGCCTTCCCAAAGCTCGGTCAGTTTCGCGCTTACATCATCAATGATCTTTTGCAGGCCCGGCCCGATAGCGTCCCTAAAGCCCTTCGCCACGCTATCCAGCACTGGTGCGATTTGATCCCAATTTTGATAGATCAAATACCCCGCCGCTGCCACAGCAGCGACTACAGCGGCAATCGGCAAAGCAGCCGCGCTTACAGCCGCAAATCCAGCCGCAATCGCGGGCGCAAGCGCAACAAAGCTCCCGAACACCACTAGCAACGGGCCAGCCGCCGCAGCCAAGGCCGCGACCACCACAGCCGCAGTTTGCACGCCTTCTGGCATATTAAGGAAAGCCCGAATAACCGGCGCTACGACTTGCTCCAGCTTGGCAAAAGCATCAAGCAAACGATCCCCCACCGCCTCTTGCAACTCACGCCAAGCTTGCGTCTGATCGCCACCGGGCGCGGCATCGCGCGCAGCCTTGGCCGCGCCACCATACTGCTTTTCAAGCTCCTCTAGGATAATCCCCTGCGCCGCCGCAACATCGCCAGATTCCGACAGCGACTTGATTAGCGCCTTTTGATCCTCAGTAAAGGCCACGCCAACACGTGAAAGCGCAGTGATACCCTTTATCGGATCGTTCAGTGCCTTGCCCAACTGGATCGCGCTAGATTGCAGATCCTGCCCAAGCCTTGCCGACAAATCCACCGCCGCTTGTTGCGCACGGTCAAAAACATCGCCGGAGACGTTGCCGAACGTCAAAAGCTGTGCAGTAACCTTGCCCAGAATATCAGTGCGGTTGAAATTGCTAAAAGTCGCCAGCTCCTGCGCCGATGACTTTAGTTGACCGGCAGTCTTTCCGCTAGCATCGCCCATAGTGCTTAGGGCTTGCTCGACTTGTGCAAATGCTTCACGTGCCTGCACGCCCGCGTCAAATGCAGTCTTTCCAAAAATGGCAAGCGGCGCGGTAACCGCAACACTCATTCGCGCCCCGATGGATTGCATAGAAGAGCCCACCTGCTGCATACGCTGACTAAGCGTCTGCATGCTCTTTTCAGCTTCCCGCGAACCGCGTTTGAATTGCGCGCTTTCAAGCCCAAGAGAAACAAGCAAGCTGCCCAGCATTGTAGCCATTAGCTCGGTTTCCTCTCGATCCGCGTGATCGTCATATTCGCGCCCTGCGCCTGAAAAGCCCGCAACGCTTCTAGCATCTCTTGGGGGCTTTGCGCAACCGGGGGCTTTAACTTGCGCAAGTAGTGATTAAACGGCTTCAATTTGCCAGCCGATGCAGTGGCCGAAAGACTTGCCGCCGTATATGCCCGCCATAAATCCGCCTCAGTCTCACGCTGATTACGGCGATTAATGCCAGCTAATACCGCGTCAAAACTAGCAGGGGTTTGCTTCCAGAATGTTTCGCTGGATTGGCCAGCCTCAGCCCACGCCGAAAGCAAATCCCAAAAGTCAACCCGCCCGGTTAGCGGCTCTTTTTTCCGTTTCCCGCATCTGACTTAGGCGACGGCATGGCCTGCACTACAGCCCACGCCACAATCTCCATCGCAGCCTCTAGGCCCATATCACCAATGACATTGCCAGCATCCGACGCGGTAGCTTCCGGGTGATGATGCAAAAGCGACTGGTGAAAGATAACGCGAAGGTCACTGAATTTAATCTTAGAAGCCGCCGCAGCCAAGGCCGCAGGATCGTCCTTGTCCTCTACATTCACACTACCCAATAGCGGTGCGACCATATCCAGAAACGGGCGATCATAACGCTCTTCGATTGCGCAAATCGCGTTAAAGTCAAACCGCGCTGTCCAGTCACGGCCCAGCGCGGTAAACTTGCGTTCGTCAGCAGCCATTAAACGACAGCCGCTTCAGTGCTCGCGCCGGTAAAGCGAACAGTCACGGTCGCAGTCATCCGATCATCAATCGGGATGTTGCGCTCGTAGCCCTTCACAATGCAATCGCCGTCAATCTGCCAGCCCGTGTCACCATCAGGGAGGATGATGCGGTAAGAGCGGGTCACGCCATCATTGACAGCAGCCCGCAAAAGAACATCGCTCGCGCTACCCGGCACGAAGTTAATTTCAATAGTGCCATCGCCGTCTTCGATCAGGCCAGCAATATACTCACGGCGGCGATTGGCGGACTTGAAGTGAGTAACCTCAACATCAGCCGTTTGCGGATTGGGCGGGGTTACGGAAATAACCTCGGCAATCTGCGTCAGCGTGCCACTGGCATTATCAAGCCAAAACTCAGTGTCCCAACCGATCAGCGCGTCACTCATGTCTTAATCCTTAGCCATGCCAAATTTCAAAATCTACCATGTCCCTAAAGACAAGGCCCGTATCGGTGTATTCATCCCGGCTCAGCACGTTATTAATAAATGCACGCCGAAACGTCACGCCGCCAACCGTAGCAGTCGGCACTATAGCCGCAATGACAGCTTCACGCAAGGCCACCGCTTGCGCTCGCGTCAACCCATAGCAATCGGCCTGCACCCGCGTTGCTCGGTGATTAATGTTGCCCTGATAGTCCTGCGGGCGCGGGTCGTTAACAATCGTCAACACAAGAGACGGGTAAGCTTCGCCCTGCGGCCTAACACCCCAGTGCACCTTAATGCCCACAATAGCCGACACCGTTGCATCATTAAGCAGCCTAGTCCGCAGTTGCGTTTCCATTACAGCCCTAGCCCCGCCCTAAGCGTGTCGGCATTTGCATCCAACGCCGCCCCGCGCTTCGCTACTCTTGCGCTCTTTCGCGCCGCTCTCGCTGCCGATTTCTCAATCTCTGCGCGCAAATCATCGGCAAGACGGTCAAGCGCAGCGCCTTTCTTGCTTTCCCATGCTGGCCTTCCAGCGGGCTGCGCGGGGTTGCTCTTGTTTCCAAATTCCTGAATCTCGGCATAAATATGCAGGCGGCGGTCTTGGCTTTCGTCAATTCCAATAAACCTAACCGCCTGATCCTTAGCTACACGCTTTTGAATGCCCTTAACCGCACGGCCAATCTTGATTGCCTTGCGCAAGTCCCCATCCTTTTCAGGTGCAAGCCTAATCCATTCATCACGAATAGGCTCCGCCGCCTTCTCAAGAGCGCGCTCCGCCGTGCGCTTCCCAACGCTACGGCCCAATTCAGCCAGCGCGGCCTCTAATTCCTTACCGCCTTTGAATGATACAGTGACAGCCATCAATCCGCCACCGCCACACCAACAATCTCGATCCCGCGCCGCCTGCCAATTTCAGACACCGCCTTAATATCATAAAAGCGCCCGCCGAACGACACTCTATCTTTAGGCGTGACTGTGCGCGTAACACTATCGTCCCGCAACACGAACGTCATCGGAACCTCAGCGTCCACCCCTTGCTGCTCAAACACCTCGCGGCCCCGCGATACAATCCGCTGTGCCTTGCGTGTCGCCAGCGTAGCCCACGCGCCCGGCTGCATTGTAAAGCCATCATCAACAGCCGCGCCTTGCCGCTGGATAACCACAGCACGGTCTAGCGCCCCGGCCTTCATGCTCCCAGCCATCCAATGCGCCAGCGGTTTAGCAGCGTATCCACTGCGAACGGGACTGGCATCATCGCCTTGTCAGAAACTGCCTCGCGGTTTTCAAACCAATTCGACAGCATCAAAAGTGCAGCGTGCTTAATTCCCGCCGGAACCTCTGCCATGCCCAACTGAAGCTCAAACGTCACAGCATCGCCCCGATCATATAGCACCGGCCACGTAAAACCCTCAACAGGCTCTAGAT